TCGAGGCGCGCCTGGGCCGCCTGCAGTTCCTTGGTCAAGGCCTGAATCGACGCCATCTCGGCGCCATTGGCGTCGACGGGCTCGGCGCCCGGCTGGCCTGCGCGTGCGACGAGCGCCGTCGCGCTCATGCTCGGGCCGGTCTTCGCCGAGCGCGACGACGTCGCGTAGGGGTTCTGCAGCGCCGGCGTGTCGACCGCGACGCGCGACTGCTCGAGCTCGCGCTGCTGTCGCTCCTGCGCCTGCTGCTGCATGAGCTTGCCGAGCTGCTGTACGCGTTGTCCGTACATGCTGCCGTTCGTCGTCGTGTGGCCGAAGCTCTGGGTCAACCCGGGCTCGGCGCCTTCCGCATCGACGGCTTGCGAGTCCAGCGCGGCAAGGCCAGCAGGATCAGCGACGGCCGAGCCGCCGGCAGCAGGCGCGATCCCATCGCTCACGTTCGCGAGCTGGGAATCGACGGCTGGGTTGAACACGAACTGGCCGCCACCCTCGACCGGAGCCGCGCCGGCCGCCGAGCCCGCGCCGCCCGCGCCCGCGAGGCCTCCGAGCGCTTCTGCACCTGCGACGACGTGGGCGATGTTCTGCATGAAGCGACCCGGGCCCGTGTTGATACCCGCGTCCTTCGCTTCCTTGTAGGTCTCGCCGCGCGCGCCCCCCATCTGGTCGACGATGGCGTGCTTGTGCGTACCCAGGATCGCGTTCCAGAAGCCGGTGCTGGCGGGGTCGACACCGGTCACGAGGCGCGACGGATCCTTCGCGATGCCGCCGAAAATCTTGCCACCGTTGAACTTCTCGAAGTCGAGGACGTCGCCCAGCCAGCTCACGCCACGCCCTCCAGCTGCTTGATCTTGCCGTTCACCTCGGCAAGCTGCGTCGTCAATCGCTGGATCGCCTTGCGGTTCATCTGCTGCATCAGCCCGAGGTCGACCATCTTGCCGCCCGGAGCGACCTGGTCGCCCATCACGCGCTGCACGTCCTCGGCGATCGGGCCGACGTGATCGCCTCCATCCTCGACCCCGGGCCTGTACTTCCATGCCTTGACCGGCAGATCGTTCACGGCTTCCAGCGCCTTCTCGTCGGACACGTCGCGGATGTCCGTCTTTGCCGCCCGGCTGCTGGTCTGCATGAACATACCGGCCATGCTCGCCAGGCCGCCGATCCCGCCGAACAGGTTGTTGTTCTCCATCGCCGAGAGCTGCCCGGCCTGGCCGTACAGGTTGCCCGCGATCTGGCTGCCCTGCATGCCCTGACCGAAGCCGGTCTGCATCAGCGGCGCGGCGGAGGTGGCCGCGGCCAGCCCCGCCCCACTCGCGCCGGTCGTGGCTTGGCCGCCGCTCTGCGCGGTCTGCAGCATCGTCGCCTGGCTGCCCAGGATGCCCTTGCCCAGGCCGGCCGCATCCATCTCCATGGCGTGTCCCGTCGCCTCGACCTGTTGGCGCGCGCGCGCCGCGGCGGATTGCTCGCCCAAGGAGGTCATGATCGCCATGTCGTTGCCCATCGCCATGGCCTTCGAGCTGCCCGGGGCGATGCCAGCGCGCCCGAGCGCGCGGTTCTGCGCCGCCGTCTGCGCCGCTGCCTCCTGCGCCACGTCGGCCCGCGCGGCGTCCGCGGCCGCCTGCCGGCGCTCGGGCGTGTCGTAGGCCTGCGCCTGCGAGACGAGTTGGTCTTCCAGCGGCTGGAACACCGTCTTGTTTCGGTTCGCGAGGTCTGCGGCTTGCTGCTGCGCCTGCTGCATGCCCGACAGCTGAGCCTGCGCCACCTGGTTGTCGAGCGCGGACGTCGCGTCGCGCTGCGGCTGTGTCTGGGCGACGTAGTTCTCGAACCACTGCAGGCTTTGCTGCCCGAGCTGCGCGGTATCGACCGCGGCCTGGTTCATCCCCGAGGTGTCGGGCGCACTGGATTTGCACATGGGCTGGTCCTTAGAGGAACTTGTGGAACTTGGTCGCGATCGGCGTGTACCGGCGCCGTCGCAGCAGCACGTCGGCCCCGTTGACGAGCTTGCTGTCGGCGTAGACCTCGCGCACGCCGATCAGCCGCAGGCAGTCCTCGGCGTAGGCGATGAGCTTCGAGCCGAGCCAGCCGCCGCGGTGTGCCGCCGAAACGAACAGCGTGTCCTCCTCGGCGAGCAGGCTCTTCGTGTGCAGCGACGGCGTGACGAACATCCGCAGCCCACCCACGAGGGCCCCGTCGCGGCGCGCCGTGAACTGCAGGAGCCGGCCGGCGAGCTCGCTCGCGGCCATCGCCTCGTAGTCAGGCTCGAGCGCGATCTCGTGGCGATGGTGCTCGGTCTCCAACCAGTGCTCCGCGTGCAACGGCAGGAGCTCGGGCAGCACCGTCGCGAAACGCTCGGCCTGGATGAGGTAGCCCCGGGTCTGGTACGGCAGGAACTGCGCGAGGTCGATGCTCCGATCGACCGGCCGGCTCGCCTCGACCTCGATCTCCGAGCACAAGGACGGCGTCAGGAGCTGCCCGAGGCGAGCGGCGAGAGCGTGGCGAAATGCGAGGCGATCCATCTGTCCACCGTACCCGCGAAGCCCCGGAAAGCAACCGGACTCGCGCCGCTTCAGCGCTTGAATTCCATGTAGAAGAAGGTCGACGGGTAGACCAGCACCTGGTCGCCGCCACCCATGCCGGAAATCGAGATCGTGAGCTTGTAGACGCGCGATCCGCCGGCCGGATGGTCAATGAGGAGCGCCGTGTATGGCGAGATGTCGCCGCTGATCCCGGACCAGGTGGCCGCCTGCGACCAGATGACCGAGGCGTCGCGCCACAGCTTGAACGTCACGGTGTAGCTGCCCGCCGCCTGGACATTGAAGGGGACGATCAGGTCGATGCGCACGAAGCCGCCGCCGGCTACCGTCTCGGTGGCAGACCACAGGGTGTTGTCCGTCGTGTCGGCGACGTACAGCGAGGCGAAGTTGGTCGCGGTGTCGCCCACGGTGACGGCGCCGGCCTGGATTTGCGTCGTGCCCACCACGTTGGCGGCCGTGAGCGTGCCGCCGAACGACGCGTTCCCGTTGGCGAGGATCTGCAGGGCCGATCCGATCTGCAGCACGACGCCCGTGCCAGTCGCGTCCGTGTTCAGGATGCGCGTGCCGGTCGAGTCCGTGATGAGCAGCGAGGCCGCGGTGATCTTGCCCGTGCTCGAGTTGAGCTGCCAGCCGACGTGCGTCGTCGCGTTGAACCCGGGCGACTCGACGTAGGTCGTGCCGATGTCCGCGCCGCCGATGTCGCCGGCCGAGGCGTAGAGCGTGCCGCGCACGATCACGCCCGAGAACTCGGCGACGCCATTGCCGCCGATCTTCCACCCCGACGAGCCTGCGACGTACCCGGTGCTCTGGATGTACTCGCCCACCGCGAGCGAGCCGGCCGTGAGCTTCGCGACGGACAGGTCGGCAATCTTCGCGTCGTCCACGACGAGGTTGCCGATCATGGCGTTCGTGATGGTGCCGTTAGCGACGTAGGCGTCGGTGATGTACACGCCCGGCGGGCAGGTGACGCCGTTCTGCACGATCGGCACCGTCGTGACGAAGAAGGGCGGATGCACCGGGAAAACCACCCAGGCCGCGCCGTCCCACACCTTGAAGACGCCCGTGCTCGGGTTCAGCCACAGGTCGCCCGTCGCGGTCGCCGTCGGCGTCGACGTCTGGTAGAAGTCGACCGTCGGCGTCAGCGTGAACAGGTCGGCGCGCAGCGCGAGCACCGTGTACGGCGACGCCGGGTTGAACGCCGCGGCGGTGAGCGCGTCGAGCAGCGTCTGCACGTCCTGGCCCGTCGTGCACTGCACGCCGTTCGTGCCGCCGGCCGGCGAGACGGAAGCGACGCCGTCGACGGTGACGAACTTCGCCCAGACGTACCACTTCGTGTGCGGGTTGCTCGAGATCGCGACGATCGGCGACGCGCCGGCCGCCGACGTCACGACAGCCGCGTCCGCGAAGACCGGCGGCGGCGACGTGTCGTCGGCATCACGCTGCACCGCGTAGATGTCCGTGCGCTGGTTGCCATGGCCCTGCGTGTACGTGGGCGCGTCGAACGTCACGATGACGTGCGAGATGGCCGCGCTCGCCGCGAGGCCCGTCGGCGTAGGCGGCGGCGTGAGGTCGGGCGGGTCGCCGGGCGGCGGCCCATAGCCACCGCTGCCGATGCCGACCGTGCCCGTGCTGCGCTTGATGATCGCGAGCCCGTTGGCGATGGCGTCGCGCCAGGTGATCGCCTTGTCGAGCGAGTCGCCGCGGTTCCCGCGCAGCACCTGCACCGCCTCGCGCAGGCGCGCGAGCGCACCCCCGCCGCTTCCGTCGTAGCTCGTCGGGATCGGCGGGAGATCGGTCTGGTTGCTGTCAGCCACGACGCAGGTCTTCCGAGTCCTCGGCGAGCCGGAACGCCTGCACCGAACCGACCGAGGTAGAGAGCTCGACTTGGTACTGCGAGCAGCGCGCCGACGCCGGCCGGCCGCCATCGGCAAGCGTGACGTCGCGATCGACCAGCGTCACGACGGTGCCCGAATCCGTCGTGCCCCACAGCTTGACGTGCACGGGCCACGCCGCAGCGATGACCTCGAACGCGCTCATGATCCCCGCCGCAGGCTGCTGGAAGAGCTTGCTGCGGAAGGTCGTCGTCATCAGCAACGCGCCGCCGTCCCACTCGCGCACGCTGCCACCGGCCAGGCCGTGCAGCTTGCCCGTCGTGGCGCGGTACAGCGCGTCGTACCCTACGTCGATGCCGTAGAGCCCCGCAGGCTGGTCGAGGTCGATGCAGAATCCCGCGGCCGCGCCGTTGTTGTAGAAGCTGAAGATCAGCCGGAGGTCGACGTGCCGGCCGCACTGCATCGTGCTCGGCGCCAGCGCACTCCACTGCTTCGCGTCCAGCACGTCCTTCGTCAACAAGAACGAGCCGCGCGCGCCGAAATACCAGAGACCCGCCGGACACGCCCAGACGACGCAGTCCTCGAACGCGACGACCGACAGCTCGGCGACGCACGACTGCTTGACGAGCTGCGGCGTGCAATCGAGCGACGCGGGATCCTGCCCCGTCACGAGGTAGACGTCGCCGTCGGTCAGCACCAGCATCTGCTGCCCATAGACCGCGAGCGCGACGATGTTGTCCGCCACGTCGATGTTGTACCGCGCCGGGTACGCGTAGGGCTCGAACGGCTCACAGACGTACACCGTCTTGCCCACGAACATCGCGAGCATGCCGTTCCACATGCGCACGAGGCCATGGCCCGTCGCGGGCGGAGGAAGCCACGAGCTCCCGACGCCGTTGCCGCCGGTCGCGAGCTGCTCCTGCAGCGCCTCGCCCGAGTCGGTGATCGTCGTCGTGCCGATCGCGTGCTCGCTGTGGTACTGAAGGGCCGAGGTGCCCGACGAGTCGGTGATCGCCTTGTACACCCGCGTGAGCGTGATGCCGTAGGCGCCGGCCGGCGCGTTGTCGAGGTTGCCGACGTGGACGACCGAGTCGCTCGCCGTCGACAGGATCCCGGAGATCGGCCCAGGCGCCGACTCCCAGCCCAAGTCGTTCACGAACGTCTGGACGTACTGCATCTCGACCGCAGCCGCGGAACCCGCCGTGAATACGGTCGTCGTGAGCACCGTCGTGGGCGCAGGCACAGCGAGCTCGCGCGTGGCCTGCGGGTACGGCGGGCCGCCGGCCAGGCCGATCACGTTGTTCGTCCACTTCGGCGTTCCGCTGCCCGTGAAGTAGAAGCGCTCCGTCGTGTCGTCGTTGTCGAAGCCCTTCGTCGCATGCACGACGGTCGTCCACGAGAACCAGTAGCCGCCGGCCATCTGGTACACCGTCTTGCGCTGGGGCGACGTCGGAACGGTCGCGACCTGCAGCGGCTGCCGCCAGGGCTGCAGGTCACCGCGCCCTGGCCGCTGGTTCGTCGACGCGACGCCGACGGTCGGCGGCAGCAACTTCGAGTCGACGAACTGCGCAGACCCGAGGAACGACGCGAGCTCGATGTTTTCCACGAGAGATCAGTCGGCCGACGTGCTGGCGCCGATGCCCGTCGTCCGCCACTGGCCGTTGATGTCGTAGCACGGGATCGCGACCCGGCCGCCGATTTCCAGAGGCGTCCCGAACGCCGGCTGGTGAAAGGTACCGCTCGTCGCGGAAGCGGTTTCGTTGGCGTAGTTGACCGACGACCGCTCGTTCGTCGACTGCCACGTAGAGAAGCTGGTCGTCGTGCCACCGTAGTGGAACGCCGTCGAGATGGCGGTGACGTAGTCGTTCGCGTCGAAATTCAGCTTCGCCACGAGGGCCGCGTTCGAGCTGTTGAACTGGATAAGGTCGCCGCTGTTCTGGTGGATGAACAGGTTCGCCTTGTGCGACCCGGCCGCGATCGGCGTGCCCGTCGGGATGCTAGCCGACCCCGTCAGGTCCATGTTGCCGATCGCAGACCGCAAGGCGCCAGACGACACCACGACGGTGTTGCGATGGAACGTCGTGTTCTGCCAGGCTTCACCGATGCCGGCCGAGCCGCTTGCCAGGCCCGCGTTCTCGATGTAGTTCCCGGCGATCGTGGCGGCCCCGTCGAACGCCGCGTTCGTCGCATCGCCCACCTTGATGCCGTCCTGCTGGCAGTAGGTCACGATGTTGCCCTGCGCATCCACGCCGTAGCACCAGAGCAGCATGCCCTGCTGGCCGGTATACGAGACGCGATTGAAGTAGGCCTTGGAGCCGATGTGGGCGTTGCTGTTGGCCGGGCCGCCGACGAGGTCGATGCCGTTCTCCAGCGCGTTCGTGAGCACGCCACCGAGGACGTACCACGGGCCCGGCCCCACGCCGTGCGCCGTCAGCGCGTCGTTGTAGTAGCCCCCATTGCCCCACGCGCCCGTGTACGCCCCGTTCGTGCCGACGCCGCGCAGCATGCCGTGGCAGATGGGCTCGACGTGGTACCAGCGGCTGTCGTCGCCGTTGCCGTTGATGCCGTTGTTGTAGCTGCCGATGTCGGTGTGCCGGATCGTGATGCCGTCGGTGTACCCCTGCGTGAGGTCCGACCCCGACCCGATCTGGATGCCGTTGTTGCCACAGTAGTAGGTGGCGGTATCGCGGAAGATCGCGTCGCTGTAAACGGCCGGCGTCCCACTCGGCGGATAGAGCGCCCAGCCACTGTTCGTGCAGTAGCCGGTGTCGACTTGATCCACGCGGAGGCCCGAGGCCTGCACCTGGACGGCGTTCTGGTTCACGGAGACCAACACCGTGCGCGTCGTGCCCGGGTTGTCCTTCAGGTAGACGTAGTTCGAGTCCGCGCCGGCCTGGCCCGAGGTCAGCGAACCTGGAGTTCCGTTCGGAAGCACGAGGTTGGGCGAGTCGGCGAAGCACACCGCCATGCAACTCGTCGAGAGCGTCCTAGGCAGCGCAGCGCGGTACTCGCTGCCGACCAGTGCGAACGACGAGGTCGGGATGGCCTTTGCGCCGGTGATGACCGGCTTGGGCAGCTTCGGATCGCCGTAGGCGATGAACTGCACCTTCGCCGCCGTGACCTTGCAGGTGCGGTCACGCTCGGCAGCAGTCGTCAGGAAAAAGCTGCCGCGCTTGACGTAGATGAGAAGCTGATTGGTGGTCGTGAAGTTGAAGTTGTCGATCGAGTTGTACGGCGCGCCGATGCTGCCGTCGCCGCCACCCGCGGCCGCACCGTCGAAGTAGACCGCCGTGTACCCCGTCGGTACCGAAGTGAGCTGCGTCCCGAAGTCGGCGAACGCCGGCATCATCGAGTAGATGATGTCCGCGATCAGCGACTTGCGCGTGCGCGCGCGCTGGCGATCGTATCGCTGCAGGAGCGCCGTGCCACCACTCGGCAGCATGGCGAAGCCGTCATTCTTGACGGCCATGAAGCCCGCGACGTTCGAGAAGTCGCCCGCCTGCAGTTGCGACAGCAGCGTCGCGCTCGTCACCTCCGCGAAGACGGTGCCGGACGTCGATTCCACCGTGAGTTCGACGAACTTGGTGAACGGCCCGATGACCTTGCTGACGCCTCCCGACGCCGTCCACGGGCCGCCGACGCCGTCGGCGTTGGCCGTGACCCTTCCCACGTCGTTGCCGCTCAGCGGCGTGACGATCAGCACCGCACCTTGAGGGACTTGGAACTTCTCGTGCGACCCTTGAATCCGCGATTGCGCCATTCTCTTCCCTCAGGCGTAGTACGAGACGTTGAGCTTCGCGCTCGCCGTCTGCTCGATGAACTGGATGGCGGAGAGGTTTCCGTCGTAGGTCAACTCGGTGCCCACCGCGAGGGGCACGCCGACGGTCGCCGTCGGCGCGTTCCCGTCATCGCGCCAACGCACGGCCTGCGCCTCGGCCACGATGCGGGCGAAGCGCGCTCCGGTCGGCACGGTGAGGGGCACGGCGTTGTTCAGTGCGGTGATCTGCTGGTATCCCAGGCATTGCACGCGGCCTCGGGTGGTCTGGACGGTCATCGAAGGCTCCTCTGCAATCGATGCTCACATCGAAAGGCCAAAAATCAACCGGAAGTTCGATCGAACTTCAAGCGGTCACGCGCGCGCCGAAATTGGTCAGCTTGTAGTTGCCGGCGGGCGCGACCTGCGCGTTGTAGATCCCGAGCTCGAGGGTCTGCGCGGACACGTTGAGGTTCGGGATCACGTAGTCGGACGAGGTATCGACGATGTTGTCCGGGTCGGTACCGAGGACGTAAACGATCTTCACGCTCGTCGTGACCTGCGTCGGGCCGGAGACCCACACCACGACCTCGAAGTGCTGGCCGATCGTCGTGGGCGTCCATTGCGCGTCGAGGATCGTCACGCCGCCCAGGCGCAGCTGCGTGTGCCCATTCACGTCCGCGTTGGGGCACACGATGTCGCCCGAAATCTCGAGCCGGCGCGTTACCGGGAAGAACGGGAACGGCGGCGTGAAGGCGCTTCCGAAGCGGTTGAAGCCGGTCACGAATCCCTCCCCGGTGATGTTCGTCACCGGCACTGCGTTCGAGCCCTGCAGCAGCACGAGCCAGAAGGCTTGGTCGGGCACCCAAGGGAGTTGGCCAGGGTAGCGCCACACGCTGCCGACCATGACGCTCCCGACCTGGCCGACGTCAGGGCACAGCGCCGTGGTGCCGAGCGGGAAGTCGTCGCGCGCGTTCAACAGCGCGAAGTCCACGAGGATGCGGTTGATCGGCAGCCGCTCTTCCTCGCGGCCCTCGCCCGGGCAGTTCTGCTCGAACACGAGCAGACCGTACCCGCTCTTGTCAGGTCGGAAGGTGCCTTGCGGCGTGCGGATGATCGACGGGTAGAAGCCGCGTTGGTCGACAAGGTCCGCCATCGGTCAGCTCCAGGAGCCGGGCAGCGCCGGCGCGAGATCGAAGTCGGCGCGGATGATCGGCGCCTGCACGAAGCCGCGCAGCTTGCCCATCGGGTACGCCGGGCCGGTCAACGGGTTGCCGTCGAACTGCAGCCGGAAGAAGGCGTCGGTGAACACGACGTCGGGCGTCGGCAGGCGGAACGTGTTGTTCGCGCCGCGGTGCTGGCCGCTGATGCCTTTGCCCCACGTCCTGTGGCCACCTTGCATGCCCTGGATGCCCGTGTCGCTGTACGCCGCGCACAGGCCGATTTCCTGGCCCCCGGCCACGCCGAACAGGCCGGCCGTCACTCGCAGCAGCCCGATCTGCTTGAAGCCCCAGAAGCCGAACTTCCACAGCAGCGACAGGTCGACACCGCGCCAGCGCGCGTCGTTGAGCATGCGCAGGTACGTCAGGTCGACTGGGTTGCCGTCGGCGTCGGTGTCGACGAAGCCGCGCCACTCGAGCACCAGCGTTGCACCGCCGTCCTCCGGGTCGTTGAAGGCGAAGCGCACCTCGCGGCAGTCGTCGCCGTTGCGTACCTTGACGTACCCGTCCATTTTGGACGTGAAGCCGTGGCCGCCGCCGGTCATCCCCGCAACGCCGGTGCCGATCGTGAGGTTCAGGCCTGGGATCACGACGGGCGTCGTCGGTACCGCGCCGAACCAGCCGGCGGTGGCATGCGGGTTCGTCATGCCCCCGATGTCACCCTGCGGTGCGAGGTAGTAACAGTCCGGCCTCGTGTAGCTCAGCGGACAGTACGGCCGGACCAGGTCGGCGATCTGCTCGAAGTCGGCGGACGCGGACTCGTAGCCGAGCCAGGGCGTGCCGTGGATGTCCTTGTTGTCGAGGAACGGCTCGGGCATCAGGCCGTGCAGGATGTCGTCGGTGTTCTCGTCGCCGTAGAGGCTCGCGCGCAGCACGCGCATCGCGCCGTCGACGACGCGCAGGTTCGGGTGCCGCGCGGCGAGCTTCTCGCGCTGCCAGGCGTTGCCGAGGATGAAGGTCGTGAAGTCGGGCGTCAGCTCGGGGTTCGGCAGGTAGTCCGGGTCGGACGGATCGAAGTCGAACCCCTCGCGAGCGCCCGCGGCGAGCATCAGCACGCCGGTGCGGCCCCGGCTCAGGAAGAACTTGATGAGCGGCTCGCACGACGCGAAGATCGCAGCCATCGAGCGCGTGGGGAACGTGAGGTCGTTGCCGTCCAGCTCGAAGATGACCAGGTCGAACCGCGGCATCCCGAGAACGTAGGACTGCAGGCCCGGGTTCGACCAGGTGCTCGTCGTCGCGCCCGAGATGGCGAAGTTGAAGATGCGCAGGTTCCCCTCGCACATCACGTTCAGCATCGTCTGCTCGGGGTGGCAGTTCGCACCGGACTGCAGGTCGTGCAGCAGGCCCGTGCCGTCGGTCACCGAGCCGAGGGCGATGTCCGGGCGCGGCTCGGGCGTGAATAGCTCGTCGAGCACTACCTGCGTGGTGTTGGCGTCGAGGTGCGTGAAGCTCACGACGACGCCCCAAGCCATCAGCTCCGACCGCTGCGCGAAGGCGACCTTGACCTTCCGGCCCTTGTGGCACCAGTCGAATCGCGCGGAGTTGACGGTCACGCGCCCGTTGATCCGCTGGTATGAGCTGGGGCTCGGGATGCCGTAGAAGTTGTTGTCGCGGCCGCCCGTGCGCGACGCCGCGAACCAGCCGACGGTGAATCCGTGCTGATGGGTCTGGTTGCCCAGCGCGAGCGCGCTCAGCGCGTCGACCGAGTCGTCACCGCCCAGCAGCTCGGGCGTCACCCATTTCCGCGTCACGTCGACGCCGACGTCCCCGTCCAGCGTCTCGACGTTGAGCTCGGCGGGCACGGCGAACGGGCCGATCGTCAGCGTGCCGTTGTCGGACCCGTTCAGCTCCCACGGGCCAGCCGGGTCGAGCCCTGGCGTGACGGCCGTCACTCGCGCGCGCGAGTAGGAGACGAGCGGCAGCAGCGAGAGCACCGCGCCGATGGGCAGGCGGTACTTGCCGTGGACGCGCGAGCTGATGTCCATCAGGCCGCGTCCTTCACGATCTGGGCGATCTGCGCCTTGCCGCGCGTCCAGGCCGCGATGCCGACAGCGGCGCCCGGCACACCGAGGATCAGCGCGATCGACGTGGCGAGCTGTGGCACGATCCCGAGCGCGGCGCCGTCGTGCTGCACGATCGCGAGATAGAACAGCCAGCAGGTGAAGAGCACGCCCGCGAGCGAGCCCAGGCCGACCACGAAGCCGCAGAAGGGGCGCCAGGCCTTCTGGTACCACGCCTCCGAGCCGCTCTGCGCGATCTCCGTGCGCATCGTCGCGTTCACGTCGTCGACGGCCTGCGCATCGAGCTTCGACTGCTCGAGTTCGTAGTCCACGGCGATCTTGACCAGCGACTGGTGGTTGGTGGCCTCGAACTCGCGGGCCCGCTGCAGCGCGTCGGCGTTGCCGGTGATCGTTGCGAGGATGTCCTCGGGCTTCGCGCTGGGCGCGTTGATGGCCTGCGCGAGCGCGGTGCCGATGGCCATGCCACCTGGCACTGGCAGCGCGGCGCCGATGAGGGGAAGGCCGATGGACGCGAGCGCGCGCGCAATGTCCTTCAGTTCCATGTCAGGGGGCTCCGAAGAAGTGCCGCGCGGCCATCCAGACGGCGGCGGCGAGCAGGATGGCCGCGACCACCCACGAGACGACGAGAGTGCGAGCGCCGCGGCCCTCCGGATCGGCACCGGCGAGCAAGCCGAACAAGGCCACGCCGATGGCCAGCAGCAGCAGGAGAATGCTCAATCGCCACACGTCACGCCTCCTACCGCGCACAGCCGGTCACCGCGGCGAGGGCGATGCGGTACGCCTCGCGGCGCTGCGCCAGCCCGTTGACCTTGTTGTCGGGCACCGTGGGGGTGCCGACGTTGATGATCTTGGACACCGAGTCGATGTCGCCGATGTCGGCGAACGAGTTCAGGCGCGGGTCGGTCGACCAGTACCACGCAGCCGACAGGCATGCACCCTCGACCTGGCGCATCCAGTCCCCCACCTCGTCGAAGGCCTTGCCGAAAGCCGAGGCACATCGCGCATGAACAGCGCGCCCGGTCAACATCAGCAGCCCGGCGCCGCGGCATCGCCATCCGTCGCCGCTGGTCTCGTCGCCGTTGCCCATGCGGTTCGCGTACACCCGGTTCCCGAGCGCCTGCGGGTTGCGCGCGAGGTGCGCGCAGTCCTCCATGCCGTGGACGTGCGAGGCGAAGACCTCTTGGATGCGCTCCGGGTTCGAGTAGTAGAGGTTCTCCTCGAGGTGGACGAAGTCCTGCGACTCGTGGAGGCACTGCGCCAGGAGCGCGGCGACGCGCGCCTGCGAGTCGATCCCGTGCAGCGCGCAGGCGGCGGAGAACGGATCGGCGAATGCCCGGGCCTGCGTGGGCCCGACGCCGGCGGCGATGAGCGTTTGGATGTCCATCGCGCCCTCTCAGCGTCGACTCTCGATGAGCCGGTCGAGCTTCGCGTCCATCTTCTCGAGCTGCGTCCGCACCTGCGAGAACGACTCGGCGTTCTGGCTGTCCTGGCGCTCGTCGCGCTCCCGCTGCGTCGCCTGGGCGTCGACGCGGGTCTGCTCGAGCCGTTCGACGCGGGAGCGCGTGTCGGCCACGAATAGCACGCCGGCCACGGCCTGCACTGCCAGTGCGACGAAGATGGACAGCGGTACCTTCTTGTCGAGGTGCCAGCCGACGGGGTCACGATCGCTCACGTTCGCTCCGATCAGTAGAGGAAAGCCTTGGTGCGCACCCGCGCACGCGCGCGGCCACGGCTGGCGACGACGGACGCCGAGCCCGTGTCGCCCAGGAACTTCGCGCGCTGTACGGCGGCCTCGGCGGGGTCACGCCACCCGGTCTTCGGCATGGCCAACAGCCGAGCCAGCGCGCCGGCCGCGATGACGTCCGTGTGCTGGTTGGCGATGAAGTCCGGCAGGCCGGCGCTGGTCTGGGTCGGCTTCAGCGAGACGTACGGCAGCAGCGTCATGCCGTCGTCTTCGGGCGGCGGCTGCACGGTGAGCGTCGTCTCGTCATCGCTCAGGTACACGAAACACCCGTCGATGAAGTTGCGGGTCATGTCGCGGCCGCGCGTGGCATTGACGATGTCGTACTCGTCGTTGGGGATGCCGTCGGTGTCCAGCACCGAGATCGACAGGAGCAGCGACACAGCCGCGTCGGTCGGCAGGACGAGCTCGTAGTCGGTCACGTCCGCCGTGGTCGTGATCGGCAACTCCTGCTTCCAGCACTGCGACCGCCGGCAGAATTCGATCGCGGCCTGGCGCAGGTGGAACTCGACCACCTCGTCAGCGCAGCCACGAACCTGCGGCAGGATGTGTGGAAAGAAGAAGTCCCAGGTGGCCACGATCAGCCCGCCAGCGGCAGCATGGTCAGCTTCGGGCTGTTGCCCGTCAGCGCCTGCACCTTGAAGTTGAGGCTGCCCGTGAACATGGACGTGTAGCTCGCCGCCTTGGCCGGGTCACCGAACTTGCTGCCCTTCATGTGCGCACGCGCTACGACGTAGTTCACGATGTCGTCGACGTACTCGTCATCGATCGTGAGCTTGTCGGTGGCCGACCCGCCGTTCAGGTACCGCTCCGCGCCGAGCGTGCCGCTGTTGTCGATCTGCAGCGGCTGCGCCGTGTACGCGATCTCGACCCAGGTGGCCGGCGCCGTAGTCGCGGCCTTGAACACGTAGAAGTACCGCGGCGTGCGCGGGTCGTACATGTACTGGTTCACCACGCCGGTGCCGGCGACGGAGTGCCAGTCGGGCGACTGGCCGTCCTTGACCTCGCGATCGATCAGGCGGATCGTGGTACCGGGCGTCGCGCCGTCCGATCCCATGTTGCGGATTACGTCCAGCAGCATCTTGCCGTAGATCGGCTGCGTGGGCACGCTGCCGTCGCCGGGCTTGCAGTCCGCAGCGGCGATGCTCTCGATGCTCTGGCGCGTGCCGGCCTTGAGCTTGATCACGTCCACCCGCGAGCAGGAGCTCGGGAGGTACTTCGCGATGACGGCCTGCGCGTCGTTCATCCACTGCACGAGCTCGTGCTCGGGCCAGTAGGAGAACTGCGGGACGGTGTCCTGCAGGATGACGCTGATGCGCCACATCGCGTCCTTGACGAGGATGGTCGAGGCCATGTCGTTCCTTCAGTCGGCGAGCAGCTCGTCGAAGTGGTGGGCAAGGTGGGCCTTGCAGCCCGCGCGCAGCCGGTCTTCGCCGAGCTCGGCGCAGTCGCGCTTCGACATGCCGATCTCGCGCGCGTAGTCCCGCAGCTCGTCGCCCGAGAGCGAGTCGATGTCTCGGCTCTTCGCGTGGTCGGCGAAGCGGTGCGGCTTGCGCGCCCGCGTCACGGCGAGCTGCGCTTGGCGAGCGGCCTCTGCGCGCGCCTGCGCTTCGGCCTGGGCCTGCGCGTACAGCTCGGCCTCGCACAGGTACTCGGCCTCGAGCAGCAACTGCTCGTCGGCGCCCTGCCGCTCCTCGATGTCGGCCTCCGCCGCATCCGGCACGGCGTCACCGCTGTCGAACGCCGCGTCGACGGTCTCGTCTGCGACGTCCGGGGGCTCGGCGCGCGCCACCTCGCCCTCGTCGATCAGCTCAGGCGTCTCGACGACCGGTTGCGCGGGCAGTTCTGCGACGGGCGCGGCAGCCGCCGGCGGCGACGCAGGCGCGGCGGCGCCGGAGGCCTTGATGGCCGCCTTCACCGCCGCGTTCTGCCGCGGGTACTTGCCGCGCGGCATAGCTTAGATGCCCTCGATCTGCGGCCGCACGAGCAGCGTCGCCGTGATGGTGCCGCCCGAGGTCAGCGCCGTGCCGACCGCGTGCGACATCTTCAGGCCCCACGAACGGTGGCCCGTGGTGGGCGCGATCTGCGCACCACTCGCGTTGGCCATGCGCTGGATACCGCCGGTCTGCGGGATCGTGCTGCCGGTGAAGAACTCGCTGCCGCAGGTGCGGGCGCCGGTGTCGAGGTAGGCGCCCGAGAGCATGCCCGCGTCGAACGTGATGCCCGCGCCCGTGTCCATGTCCGGGAACGCGACGACCAGGTCGATCGGGACGTACCCGGCCTGCAGCGCGCCCATCTCGATCACGTCGCCGTTGGCCAGGCCCGCCGGCACGACGAAGGTCGCGACGATGGGAACGATGTCGGTCGCCCGCGCCGCCGACACGATCGGCTGGACGTTGGTGACCTGCAGGGACTTGAAATTCGCCATGGCGATCTCCGAAGTTGGTGAGGTTGCAGAGCGAGGCCCGAAGGCCTCGCATCAGGTCAGGTGGAGGGCGTGTAGGCGTGGTCGGTGACGATCACGCCGAAGTCCTGGGCCGTGCCCGGGCCGTTCGTGGGCGTGAAGCGGCTCTTCTTGAAGCCCGCGACCATGCGCACGATGACGATTCCCTCCTCGCCGTAGTCCTCGTCCTTCTCGGAGAGCTCGTACCGCATGCCGTCCTGCTGGCCCTTGGTGCCGTGGGCCACCGCGACCGCATTCGCGCCGAGGAACATCGAGCGCATGCAGTCGGCGCCGTAGGCCGTGCCATCGGAGTCGCAGGTCGCGCCGTTCGCGAACTTGATGATCGTCTGCGTCTCGTCGATCACGACGCCGTTGTAGAAGGCACGGCCGCCGGTGAAGATCGGCGACTTCGCGCCGACGGCCGTGGCCTTGGCCTTCTCCAGCGTCAGCCAGCCGGCGTCACCGACCTCTCGCCGCAGGTCGTACATGCCTTCCGGGCCGGTCAGGAAGACGAAATACTTGTCGCCGTCCGTCGCGATCGGCTGCATGGCGACCGCGCGGCCCTGCGCCACGCCGCCGATCTGCTTGCTGGTGCGCAGCTTCAGCTTGTCCACGACGTTCGTGCCCAGCTTGTCGCCCGTGGTCAGGTTGACCGCCTGCGCGCGCGAGCCGTCGAACACCATGTAGTGGTTCGCATCCGGCGCGAGCAGGGCGTTCGGGAAGCCCTGGTACCCGACCGGGTAGTGCGTGATCTCGGTGCCGGAGCCGCGGTTGCCGCAGGCGTGCATCGTGATCTGCTCGTCGTACACCTCGGCGAGGTAGTCCGACAGGCGATCCTTCGCCTGCTGCTGCAGGTTGAAGTTGACGCGCTTCTGGTCCATGCCGTCGCCGACGTTGATCGCCTGGCGGTGCTTGTCGATGCGCATCTTGTCGGTCGCGCTCGACATGGCTTTCGCGCGGCCGGCGAGCTTCTCGTTGCCTTCCACCGGCTTGCCGACGATCTTGGCGACCAGGGTCGTGGTGACTTCGTCGCCCGGGCCTTTCTCGAGGTCGGTCTTGCGGATGACCGGCATCGAGGAACCCTCCTCGCCGGTCATCTTGTTGAAGAAGGTCTTCTTCTTCGAGTCGAGGGCCACCTCGGCGGCCCATGCCTTGACCGCGGACGGGTCGGTCGGCAGGATGGTCGTGCGTGCCATGTTCACTCCTTGGGTGGCACCCGACGCACTCCTGCGCGTCCTCGATCGGGCCTTGCGGCCCTGCTTACGTGCGGCTCTTCACCGCTCGGTCTGGACGTCCGATCCGAATGTTCGCAGGCGCTTCGATTCGCACGCGGGCCTTCTGACCAGACTTGCGTTCTAGTGTTAGCGTGATTTCCTGGTTGTCAACCGGATTGCGCAAAGTCACGCGCTCTTCGACCGACAGGTCCACTGCGATGCCGCGCCCGCTCATGCTCACACCCGGCCGCCGGCCAGAAGCGCCTGGCGCTGCGGCTTCGGCAGCCGCTCGAGGAACGCCTCGGCCTCTTCGCCCGAGAGCTGCGCGAACTGCGCGCGGATGTCCGCGCCGATCGCGTTGGGCGCGGCTGCGGGGATGCCCGCGAGCGTGACAGGCGGAGGGCTGGTCTTGGCCGCGGGCGTCTTCGACTCGGGCGGCGCAGCCGCGGGAGTCGGCGCCGGCGCAGCGCTCGCGCCGCGGTACGCGAGCACCATGCGGTGCGCTTCGGCAACGGCTTGGGCGGGCGACAGGTTGGCGTTGTCCGGGTCGGCACCGACCATCGCGAGCGAGCGGTCGAACAGCGCCTGGGCCTTGACGTCCTTGGAGTAGTCGACGGCCTGGCCCGCGCTGTCGGCCATCAGCTTGGCGATGCTCTGGTTCAGCTGCGCCACGAGCGTCTCTTGGTGCTGCTCGGCCTGCTGCTGGTTCGCGCGCGAGAGCGTGCGTCCTTCGATGAGGCTGGCGCGCTTCTCGTCCAGCTCGGCCTCGAGCTTGGCGTACGCCGCGACGTCGAGCTCCCCCTCCAGCAGCTGCTTAAGGCCCGCGGCCTTGGCCGCCGCGATCTCCGCGGCCTGCTTGGTGTAGTCCTCGTCGCTGATGCCCTTGAACGTCACGGGCTTCGGCGCCGGCGCGCGCGCGGGCTCTTCCTCGGCGAGCACGGCCGCGAGGTCTTCAGCGGTCAGTTCTTCGGTCTGGGGCTTGGCCTCGGTGGTCGTGGCGGCCTTCGCGGCCTCGGCGGCAGCAGCAGCTTCCGCGGCGGCGAGCTCTTCCGCCGTCGGATCGGTCTTGGCGCCCTCCTTCGCCGCAGCCGCGGCGGCCGCGTCCTTCTCGGCCGCCTTCTCGTCCGGCCTGGCCAGGCCGCCGATGGCGCGCGCGATGGCCGGCGCCATCTTGAAGAGCTTCACGTACTGCTGCGCGGTGTTGCGCAGCGCCGCGGTCGCGAGCTCGGCCATGCCCAGC